GGAGCCAAATGTGAGTTCTACTCACTACGCGGTTTATTCCGCATAAGTCCAACTACATTATGTTGTTGGCTCAATTGACTGTTTGTATTTATTTTATTTTGGTAAAGATTAAATGCACATAAAAAAGAGTGGTGCTTACAATCCGAAATTTGTTTCACACCACTCTTTGAGGTTTACGTATTACTAGATTTTTATATTATTTTCGATTATAGATATGATATAAAATCCAAACTGCCACCAAGCCAATCAGACCTTGATCTGAGAAACCTTGCAGTACGCCCTGGACATTTCCTATTACAGAAACATTTGGCCAGAACGGAATACCTTGACCATTGAAAAGGATTTCTAAAACGATTCCTAACGCAATCAATGATACTCCTACGTCAGCAATTCCTTTTGCCCATCCTTTTATTTTGTTAAGATAATCCATGTTGGACCTCCCTTGCTTTTTGTAAGTTTCTAATGAAACTCTGAATTATTTAGAAGACGGATTTTACATATTATAATGTCACATTTGGTCTATGAGTCAAGTGAAGGTGAAAATAATTTTTATCTACGTACAAAATTCTTCATAAAGAAGATAATCATAGTTGTTATAACCTCGATGCCAGTGAAGAAAATCTTTTGACAAATTAGAAAATTTCACAAGTTTGTTGTAACTTTCCCCTGCTCTGTTTGAATGAAGTCTAGGTTCGGGTGTGACATTTAATTCTTTTGCCAGTTCATCCCACGATTCTTCAAACTTATCTGAGTCAAACACTTTAACAAATCTTTCTCGCAAGGCAGTTCTCGCTCTTTCATATTTTGTTTTTACAGGAAGATCCTGTGTCTGTCCAAGGTACTTGCTGTACAGCCACAACGTGATAAAATTTCCCGCCATCATTGACAAGTGAGTGGGAAAATCATTATGAAGTTCGTGACCGTAGTTGCAATCGTAATTGAAATGTGATATGTCTCTGTGCAAAGGATGTCTCAACCATGTGTAGTGTTTGCCAGGTTGTTCACTGTTTGTGTAATGTCCACAAACAATTGATGCATTACCTTCTGATTTGTTTTCATATGTTCTTAAAAATGCTTGTTTGATTGGTTCTTTTGGATTAAAACCAGAGTCTTGGCTAACCCTATAATATCTTCTATCACCATACAACGGATACACAACTAAAGTAGATCCATTTGGTAATTGTCCTATGTGTTCGCGATGAGACAGTCTCAGTTGTAGACTACTGCCTGCTGTTTTTGGTATATGATGAAAACAATATTGCACACTGATATTTAAATCAGTAATGTAAGACTTATATTTTTTTGATTTTATCTAAAATGTCGTTACCAAAAAAGTTTTTGTACTTTTCATACAACGGTGACCATAGAGTTTTTAACTTGCTAATTTCTTCTTCTGGCCATGTAATAACTTCTTCGATGCCTAATTTTTCTTGTTTAGATTCACTAGTCTTAATTTCTTCTGCGTCAGCAACTGATTGTGCTCTTTCTTTTCTTGCCGCTAAGAAACCAGCCTGTGTAAAATGTGCTTGATCTTGTTCACTTAATGAATTCCAGAAACTATCATTCAATAAAATTGAAGTTACATACATCGAGTGTTTAGTATCTGCAACATATTTTTGTGATCTGTGTGCATCAGCATGATATCTTGGATAAGTTGTTTGCGTTACATTAACTTTATCCCAATCTGTTTCTGAATCAGTTAAACGATCAACTTTTTTTGCACCAACCATGTCAATCATGTCAGCGTGAACAGGATTTCTCCATCTTGAATACGTCTTGCCAGCAAAGTCTTCGATTGATCTTATAGGAGTTGTTGATGCTGTGCATCTGTATCCACCCGAATATGTAAATGACAATCCACGTACCTGTGTCTTTTCATATAGGTGTTCAAAAAGTGATTTGCCAATTTCTCCTTCAAAAACTCTTGATGCATGATCGTGATCTTTGAATAGATAAGGCATTGATAAAGCGTAAAAATCTGTTGCGTCGTAATCGCCTAGAATATCAGAAAACAGTTGGCTACATTGTACTCTTCCTTCTTTCAATTCCAAGAAAGGATCACAAATTAAACCGTCGAGATACTTGTTTTGGTAGTCTGTAAGTGTAAGAATCTCTATCTCATACTTGTTATTTGTAAGTGTATCTAGATGTTTCTGAAAATCTTCAGCAGTTCTTATAAAAAGTTCTGCTGGTTCATGAAACAATAACCATTTAATTTTCTGTTTTGCCATTGCTGTTCTCCTATAATGCTTTATTTATGCTATTTTTTCTGTATTATTACCATTTATGGCATCTTCCAAATCTTTGTTGTTATATAGGTTAAAGAACCATAGTTTATGGCCAATTTCTGTCAACATTTTATTCCTTATTTCGTCTTTTTCTGAGAACAAAAAATTGTAACTGGCAACGTTCCAAAAATCACTTTTGGATCTAAATAAATTTGCCACTATTTTCCAATCATATGTATTGCCCTTAGGCAGTAGTTCTTGCATCGCCCTTTTATTTTTTGTAAGATGTGTCCAATGATTATCTTGTGGTTGTTCCCAAAATCCTATCTCAATGTTATTGTTTAACAGTTGTTGAAATGTCCAATTTTTAAGCAAAAAATGAAGTTCTTGTGATTTATTTTTCTGTTTTTGCAGTGCTTGAATATATTTTTCAGAAGTTGTAGACACTGTTGTAATTTTTGGAAAGAAGGAATGCACAGTAGGGTGGAAAAATTTACTACCTGTGCTGTCTATTATAATAATTTCGTCCAAATTTTGTAAATTCAATAATTTTTCAAGATATTGAAAATACTTTAATGTAGGTTTCTGCATTGTTTTGACATTTGGACAAATCAGAACCATTTTATTTTTGATGTAATCAGCAAAGTTGCCGTGAGACAGTTGCATACCATCATAGATTTCAACATCAAAATCAAACATATGAAATATTTAAGTTGCGAAAGTATAGCCACAAAAAAAGGCGACATAAAGCCGCCTTTTTTCGAAAATTGGTAAGCCTTGGCTTACTTGAATTTTAAGTTTCCTGAAGTTACTGCTACTAATCCAACGTAGTCTGCCGCGTTACCTAGTGAAGATGCAGTGTTTGTTAATTCAACATAACCGTATCTTGTTAGGAAACCAACAACTGGTTCGAAAGTTGCAGGATCAAGAACAACGCCACTTGACATTAAAGGAATGTAAGGACAGTAGAACGCCGGAGCGTCTGCTTCACTTGATCCTTTGTAACCAACTAGTACTGATGTACCGTCAGCCGCGTATGCGTCTACGTATACTCTCATTGAAGCATTTAACGTACCAACAAATTTTGTGTTAGTAGGTGCTTCAAATGTACCTTCAGTTGATCTTGCAAATGCTGAAGTTGTTGCTGATTGAAGAATAGTTAAAGCAGTTGGAGATACTACCGCGTAGTTTCCAGCGCCTCTTCTAGTTCTTGTAGCGATTTGGTTTGCTACTCTGTTGATTAACACAGCCAAAGCCGCGTGTTCGTCACCAACGAAAGTTGCAGTACCAGATACAGCCGCTTGGTCAAAAGTTTCAGCGGCAGAGCCAGCCAAAGTTCTTAATGAACCAATGATTTCTTGGTCAATCTCAGCAGTAATCTCTTGTGCTAACGCCGCCATGATTTCTGCTTCTACGTCTATACCTTGTTGTGCTTGAGCATCTTGAGCCGCTTCAAAAGTCCATCTTGCAGATAGTTTTCTTGATTTCGCCTCAACTGGTTGTTTCAAGATTTGAATTGATAATCTCTTACCAGGTGTACCTTCTAAAGATGCTGTAGAAGCCGCTTTAGGAGTTGTGTTGTTCTGGTTACCAGCGTATGCTTTCGCTATTTTGAACGGAGATAATGCTTCTTCACCAGCAGTTGTGTTCGAACTTACTGTGTCTGCATATCTTATTCTTAGTGTGTGGATCTGTCCAACCGGACCAGTCATTGGTTGTACACCAACGATCTCGTTCGCTATAACAGTAGGCATAACCCTACGTATTACTGGAAGAATCACTCTGTTTAGAGTAGCAACGTTACCTGCCGATGTAGCACCTGCAGTTGCTTGTTCTGACAAATATTTCTTAGTGTTTTCTAAGATAACATCCATCGTTTTTTTCTTGTTGCCTTCTAAACCTTCAGTTAGAGCCTGTTTAGTTTCGCTCCATTTAGATTCAAATAGTTCTGACATTTGATCTTTTCCCCTTAGTTTATTGTTTATATACCCGCCAACTTACGGATACTTGTTAGTTCAGCATCTTCTCTTACGGCTCTGTCACCACTTGATTCACTAATAACTTGTTTAGTTGAAGCAATTGGTTTCTCTGCCATAACGTGAGGTAGATACTTGTCGAATGAAGCCTGTAACTTGTCAGTTTGCACCGACTCTAAAAGTTGAGCCATAACTTCACCCTTTTGTTTGCCCAATGGTTTGAGCATCTCAGCCATCTTTTCCTTGCGTTCCATCAAGTCCGATTGTCTTTTTGCTTCCGCTTCTTTGGACTCAATCACCGCTTGTTTCTCTTCGACAGCCTTCTCAGCGTCTTTCAACTTCAAAGTAGTTTCATCAACCACTTTCATTAACTTCGCAGATTCAGATTTCTCATTTAAGTAAGAATTCTGATACTCAGAAGCAAACGCCTCGAATATTTTCTTACCAAAGTTGACTTCTCTTGCCGCTGTAATGTCTTCCTTAAGAGATTTTAACTCTTCAGCAAGTTTTTTATTAACAGCATTTTCTACAACTTTAGCAGATTTTGTTACGAAAGCCTCTTTCATCTTAGCCATTTGTTTTTTGGCTTCGGCTACTAGTTTAACTTTCGTTTCCACAACGCCTTTTTTGTCTTCATGGAACTCTTTAATTTCTTTTGCAAGAGCGTTTACTACGAACTCTTCCATTTTCTTAAAGTTTTCATGAACACCTTTTCGGTCGCCATGTAGTTCTTTTAACTCTTCTGATAATTTAGAAAGTATAAATGATTCCAATTTAGCAGAATGTTTGCCTACGTTCTCTTTGTAGGATATTTTTTCTTGTGCAAGTGCTTTTCTATCTTCAACGAACTTTGAAATTTCTTCTGATAATTTCTCAGTCATCATTTTGTCGATAGCCTCGATCATGTTTGCCTTGTCGTGTTCGTATCTTTTAGCAAACTCTTCTCTTAACTCTGCACCTACAGTCTCTTTATTTTCCTTGATTTTTGATTCCCAAGCGTCAGAGATTGCCTTTTGAGTATCTTCTGATATTGCTCCGGATTCAACAAGTTTTGATATTGCATCTATCATGATTATTTTAGATCCTTTATTATGTTGGTTAGTGCCTCTTTGAGGTATTTTTGTGCTTTTGCATCATTTCTAACTTCAGCGGCCAGACCCTTTGCCATGTTACCACCCTTGGTATTCATTAGGTGTTCGTAAATTGGCGTTGGGTAAGCACCCGGAGCCGAAGGTTGGGCCACAACATCAACCGTTATTATTTCAAAATCTGAAACTTCGCCGCTTCCGTATTCGTTAATGTTTCCACTACCTCTACTAGATACGCCTAATTTCACACCTGATTCTAACATCGTTTTGACAAGTTGACCCATCGGTGTTGGTAAAATTTTCATTTTACCGTATCCATTTGGTCCGTCCATCCACATTTCAGTAATCATGTGAGATACACGGTCCAAATTAATTTTTAAATCGTCTGGATGATCTACTTCACCTAATACAGAATAGCCTGAACTGATCTGGTCATTAAGTGTCTTCACTGCTTTTCCTATTTCGTTTACAGGGTAAACTCTTTGGTTAGCATTTTTGATTCCACCTTGAATACAGATACCTTTCATGTACAAATCCTTACCATGTTCGCCTTCGTGTAAGATCTGTACCCTCGCCTGATCGTATGTTAGGTGTTCTCTTAGATAAAGTGACATCTAAACTCTCCTTTTTTCAACAACTAGCAATTATTTGCCAGATATTGGTGATTTTGCAGATTTTTCAGAACCATCAGCAGTCTGAGGTTTAACTTCTTTTTTCATTGAAGTTCCCTTGTCCTTGCCTGGTGAGTTCTCAAAGTCGCTCATCTTTTGTGCAGTTGGTGCCGGTCTTCCTTTGTCTTCAGCGCCTGATCCAGTTTTTACTGGAGAGCCACCCATTTTTGCACCACCTTTGCCTGCAACTGGTGAACCTTTGCTGTCCGAATGGTCGGCATTGTCTGCACTTTTCTGGATTTTGTACTCATCCATTTTTTTCTTATCTTTGTGCATAGCCTCTTTTTTCATGCCTTTGTCTTTGTGCATGGCTTCCATTGGAACTTCTGCAGGAGTTTCTTCTGCTGGCATTTCAACGGCTTCGTCTTTGTCTTCATCGTCGCCATCTTTTTTGTCAGCCATCATTGCGTCAAATTCTGCTTTTAGTTCGTCTAAAGCGTCTTCTAGATCAACAACTCTGTCTTCCATATCTTCAGCATCTTTATCACCGTCCATGTCTTTATCCATGTCCATGTCTTTGCCCATGTCGTCAGCGGCTTTATCGCCCATGCCTTCGTCATCAGCAGTGATATCTTTAATCAATTCATCAGTTGCGTCTCCGCCTACTTCTTCAATTGACTCTTCTTCTGTTTTTTCTGATTCGTCAGTGTTGTCGTCTTCGATTTCTACTACTTCGTCGACTTGTTCGTCTTCTTTAGACTCTTCTGAAGTTTCTTCAACTGCTTCTTCTGTAGTTTCTTCTACTTTTTCTTCTTCAGTAGTTTCTTCTACTTTTTCTTCTGAAGATGCTTCTGTTTCTTTAACTTCTTCTTTTGTTTCTTCTGCTTTCTCTTCCGCTAAACCTTCGTAGATATCTCTTGATTTTTCTACTACGATTTCATGGAAAAGTGCTTCTGCTTTTTCGTTTCT